TTACAAGACCTCTAAATCATTCACATTCCAATATTCTACCCCACCATTAGGGTAAGGTCTTTTAATAATAAATGGCATTTTTTTCTGTTCTAATTCTAGCATCGCAATATGATAACCTTCAATAACATTTAAAGGGATTTTCACAAATGCTTTGGCGCCACTATCTAATTGTTTGGCGCGTTGTCCGATTACTCGCGTCATTTCATATTTAGTTAAGAAAGGAACGGTTTTGTGTAATGGATCAATGATAATGCCGCGCCCATCACGCGAAATATGGGTTAATGCCTTTACTTCTTCATAATTATGGCTTTTTATTTCTGGATGATGGTTGAGAATAAAATTTTCACGGAGCGAGTTATCAAACTTTTGCAAATAATTCATATCGTCGTCACCATCATCATCGTCATCGTCATCGTCATAATCATTATGTTCCATATATTCGTCAGTAGTTTTTTTGATAGGCAGAGCCGTTGCTAACTTATCGAGCCCGTCAATAACCTTCAATCCTCGTTTTTTTGTTTCAGTTACTTTGTCTCCTTTTTTCTTTTTAGACACAATTCCCTCTTCATCGCCTTCTCCGAGCTCTGCGTCGCTTGCTGCATCTGCGTCGCTTAACTCGGCGTCGTCGCTTAACTCGGCGTCGTCGCTTGCTGCATCTGCGTCGCTTAACTCGGCATCGCTTGCAGATTCATCTACATCAACCGCGTCCAGATCTTCTTCTTCAATGTCGTCATTATCATCGCCAACGACATCCTCTTCCTCCTCCTCTTCTTCCTTTTCTTCAGTTGAATATGGTGGATTTTCGTTATTAGACTCCATTTTATATGTAATATAATAAAAAAATTTTAAGTTAATTCAATTCAATTTTATATAATAAAATTTATTATATAAAATTTATTATATAAAATTTATTTAAATCTTGTTATCAGTTCGCCAAGTAGTGTTGCAATGAACACATAAATAAACATATTTCATATTAATATCATCGTAACGAATATAAATAACTTCTTGTGTATTATCTTTCGGCATTTGAATTATTGTGTCGGTACCATCATTATTGTCATCAATATCACCCATTTCTAAACTGTTTTTATCATTTTGTTTTGATGACACTTTTGTAGTTTTTTTTGTAGTTTTTTTACTAGTGCCGGCACCACCGGCCTTGCTACTCGTATTACTAGTACATTCTTCATTGGGACATTTTATTGTATTAATACGAGGTAATGTCGGATCATATTTGGTATATTCATTAACAATGTGGGTAAATTTTTTTTCACTGGATTGAATTTGCATATCGGATACACAAATATCCGTAGTGCTTAAAGTTTCATCCTCATGACCGCAATTTCGGCAATAATAAATTAGAGTATCGCCAACCACTCCATTTTCATCTTTAATTTTTAAATAATACATATTGTGGCATTCAGAACAGAACTGCATCCTGAAATAGTATGTTGTAATATATGTTCTTATAATATTTTTAATTCAATTTTATAAATAAAGATATATAAAGATATATAAAGATATTATTCGTATATAATATAACATCGTAATAATAGATAATGGCACTTGTAAAAGAGTACTTGGATTTAACCAAACAATATAAAAAGGAATACGGCGAAAAAACTATAATTTTGATGGAGGTTGGTAGTTTTTTTGAAGTGTATGCGCTTATAAATCCTGATGGAACTTATACGGGCAGTAGTATTGAAGAATTTGCAAAAATGAATGAGATGGTGATTGCCACAAAAAATATTTTTGTCGGGAAATTTCCCGTAGCGATGTCGGGCGTGGGTACGGCATATGCCGATAAATATATTTGTAAACTACAAGAACATGGTTATACGACTGTTATTTATAGACAAGAGAGTGGAAATAAAACATCGCGTAAATTATCCGAAATAATCTCTCCCGGAACTTATTTTCCGGTTGAAAATGAGAATGAATCAGAACGCATGTCAAATAATGTAATGTGTATTTGGTTGCATAAATTCAAAGCAACCAAAACAATGCCATGTCAAATAACGATCGGGCTGGCTAATATTGACATTTATACTGGCAAGACAGCGTTATTCCAATTTACCTCAAATTATAGCCATAGTCCCGCAACCTACGATGAATTAGAAAGATATATTTCAGCATATCGTCCAAGTGAGTGTTTGATCGTGGCGAATATGCCAGCGCGATTGATTGATGATATTATTGGGTTTGTTGGCTTAGATCAGGCAAAGATTCACAAGGTGGATACATCTTCTTCATCATTTGAATGTTTGAATAAGGACAATAAGGACAATAATGCAAATAATAAGGCCATTACATCTATGGAAACTTATGTGAAAAATGCCGAAAAGCAGTTGTACCAAGTAGAAGTATTAAAAAAATTCTTTCCTCATCTCTCTTCTTTTCATGAAATGTTCCCTACTCATTCAATCGCCATCCAATCCTTTTGTTTTCTATTGGACTTTGTGTATCAACATAGCCCGAATTTAGTGAAAAGGCTTTCGGAACCAGTATTTGAGAATTATACGGATCGTCTTATTTTATCAAATCATACATTGAATCAACTAAATATTATTGATGACAATCGGCATAAAGGGCGTCTGCGTTCGGTAAGTAGTTTGTTAAATAACTGCGTGACAACAATGGGAAAACGGCAGTTTATGTATAATCTTCATTATCCAATTACGCATGTGCCAACACTACAAGCTTCGTATGATATTACCGATCATTTACTTGCACAAGGAGAGCCGTACTATGTAATGATCCGTAACAAATTAAACACCATTACTGATTTAGAAAAATTTGCCCGATGCATCATAGCCAAGAAAATAATGCCGAAAAATCTAACTACACTTGCAGAAAATCTTATGAATATTGAAAGTCTATTTATTGAATTAAAAACAGATGAAACACTGAATGCTTACTTGACTCCAGATGGAATGACTGTTGCGGCGGCTTGTCGCACGATCGTGAATGATTTGCAACGGGTGTTCAATCTGGAGGTTTGTCGAAATCTCGTAGAAATGAATGAAATTAATTATATTATTAATAAAGGCATCTCTCCTATCATTGATAAATTATTAAAAGAAAGTATGGATGGTATTGATAAATTAGAATCTATTTCAAAATATCTCTCGGATTTGATTCAACAAACGGAAAAGAAAACAGCCCAGTATGTAAAAATTCATCAAACATCTAAAAGTAATGCGATGTTGGTATGCACCAGCCGCCGCGCCGAACTATTAAAGACGGCTGTGGCAAGTCTTATCCAGCGGCAGAAAAAAACAACAGTGGATATACACTATAAATCAAAATATAGTAACACCGACGAAATAGTTGTACTGAATCTGAGTAATCTTGAATATAATACTAGTAGTAGCAGTAAAACCGAAAAAAATATAACAAATAAACAAATCAGCGAATTAAGTCGTGATAATGAAATAAATAAAATAAAAACAATAAATGAGATGTGCTTGGTTTTTCAAAATTATATTTCTGATTTTGGGACATTTGAAAAAGAGTTAAATCATATTATTAAATACACGACCGAAATGGATATGTTACAATGTAAAGCCTATACGGCACATAAATACAATTATTGTAAACCTACAATTTCAGCCGAAGCAAGCAATAATGAGAATAATGAGGAACGCCGTAAATCCTTTTTTGATTTTACTGGCATAAGACATCCATTGATCGAACATTTACAGACAAATGAGCTATATGTGACAAATGATATGGCGTTGGGTACAAATTCAGAAAAAAATATTACAGCGAATGAATCGCATACTGATAATATAAACGGCATTTTACTTTACGGGACTAATGCCGTTGGTAAAACGAGTTTTATTAAATCGGTTGGTATTGCGGTTATTATGGCGCAAGCGGGGTTATATGTTCCTTGTAATTCATTCACTTATACGCCTTATCGTAATGTATTTACCCGCATTTTAGGGAACGATAATTTATTTAAAGGGCTTTCCACATTTGCTGTCGAAATGACTGAACTGCGTACTATTCTTACAATGGCAAACGCACAAAGTTTGGTGTTAGGTGATGAACTCTGTTCCGGCACGGAAAGCGATTCAGCGTTAAGTATTTTTATGGCGGGTTTAGAAATACTACATAAAAAAGAAAGCACTTTTCTATTTGCGACACATTTTCATGAAATTAATAATTATGATGAGGTTAATGAATTAACCCGAATGAAAATGATGCATATGGCAGTTCATTATAATAAAGAAACCAATTTGTTAATATATGACCGTAAATTGCGCGAAGGACCGGGTGAAAGTATGTATGGACTGGAAGTATGCAAATCATTAAACTTGCCTGACGATTTTCTGCAAAGGGCGCATGACATCCGTATGAAATATCACCCTGAAAAAAAGAATGTACTGTCTCTTTCTCCAACGCATTTTAATGCAAAAAAATTAGTAGGAAATTGTGAAATTTGCGAAAAATATAAAGCTAGCGAAGTTCATCATTTACAATACCAAAAAAACGCTAGTCCTACCAATGAATATATTGCAAATAAGAAAAATGGGCAAAATTTCCATAAAAATCATGTAGCAAATTTATTAAATATATGCGAAACATGTCACAAAAAAATCCATAAATCAAATGAAGAATATAAAGTGGTTAAAACGAGCAATAGCTATATCTTGACAAAATTATAGCCATATCATATCATATCATAACATATCATAACATATCATAACATATCATATTATATAAATAATTTAATTCTTTTTATAATATAAGACACCAATGCTAGTGTTATCATCATTGCATAAATTTATAAATAAAAAAGGAGTAATGAGTAATGTTTTAATAATAACTATTATAATAACCTTAATAAGCCTTTTCATAATGATGGTTTATTGTGGGGGGTCAAATAAAGAAAATTATACTAGCTTAGAAAATAATAGACATTTACGGAATAGAATGGATGAACTTTCACATTTAGCAACAAAAGTAAAATTAACACTTTCTGAATTAATACAGCAGAAAACATATGATCCATCGCTATTAAAAAACGATAAAACCATAACATTTAATGATAAATATGCAATGAACCGAAAAAAAGGAGATTATGAATTGGATGATATTGCCACCGATATTATAGATGGTAATGCAAATCAAGAAATAGATTGGAAAAATGTTTATATTGACACTAGTAAAACAAATAATAATATATTAAATGTTATTCCCAAAGACCCAACGTCAGAAATAATCAGTTTTTCGAGACCCAATAATTTTTTAGAAAGCGCGTTTAAAGAGGATGTATGTGAAAAGTATAGAAATGATTATAATACACTTCAAGAAAAATGTATCAATTTAACACCAGAAAATTGTAAAATACCGAGCTGTTGTGTTTTATTAAACGGAAGTAAATGCGTGGCTGGTGATATGAATGGGCCGCTTTTTTTAACTGAAGGTGGTAGAACAGTTGATTATCAGTATTATTATAACAAAAACAAATGTTATGGTGAATGTGGTATTGCGTCAAGTTATGATGAAGAATGTGGAAAATATAGTAAAAATAGTACCAATGTATCAAAAGAGTGTATGATAGAAATGTTTAATAAATATGGATGTCCTAATAAAACACCCGATACATTAATAAACGATGAGATGGTTAGTAATCATAGCGGGACTACAAGAGAATATGTAGAAAAATTTATAAAAGATACGGCATATGTCTTATTGCCTAATAAAGATGCGGAAAGTATTGAATTGTGCAATGGCGTGCCAAATTAAATGCATAACATCATAATATTGTGATAATGATAATAATGATAAAATTAATTCTGTATTAAATATAAATGAAATTAAAGATGAAAAATATAAAAATAATGTTAATTATAATATTAATAGTATTTTTAGGAGTTATATTATTATATCGGGGAGCCAATACTAACTCCCAATATAAATTTAAAGAAGGAATGGGAACAGATACAGACACAACCACAGACACAACCACAACCACAGACACAGTCACAACCACAACCACAGACACAGGCACATTATCAGCAGGCGAGGTCGCGCAAAAAGCGGCAACTGATATAACTAGCTCAATAGATTCTATATTAACTCAAGCGGGTATTCCTATTCCCGGAG